CCTGTAAATTCAAAGATAGAACCTGCTGGATTGGCAAAGAAGTTGACATTATTAGGAGTAGTAGTTCCAATGAAGTTACCAGCTCTCCAAGCTCCTGGAATTGCTTTATAGACAGTATCAGAGGCTAAAGTAAAGGTAATCTGAGCACTTTCTACTGGTCCTCCAGGCCAAGCTGTTGTTCCTCCAACAGTATCTCCTGGAACTGAAATAGCATATCTAGTCCATACATTAACTGCACCGGTAGTAAAGGAGAAAACATAAGAGCGATTATTAGCTGCATTACGTAGAGTTCCAGCCATTACTTGACCGGCTACAGTTGTGCGAGCATAGAAGAGAATAGTAGAGGCTCTAGCTGCTCCAGTGCCAAACCCCATATGTCGCATGTTGGTTCCTTCAACATACTGACATATCTCAAAGAAGGCATTAGGAGCAAGAGTTCCAATGGAAGTGAGAACTTGACAAGACTGGTAGGTGTTATAGTTAGGAGGTGGAGAGAAACCAGGAGTAGTTTCTACTACTGTAGCCATTCCTAGTATATTAAGTCCCATAGCGCCAGAACTAGTATTCCACATATCAGAGAAGTATTCTGGTCCACCAGCTGTAGGTCTGCTAACAAAATTAGAACCATTTATTTGATTAAGTTGGAAGTCTCCATTTAGGAGAATATTCTGGAGACCTGAGCCTTGAAGTGCTCCAGATGAGATAGTATTAACCTTAGCCTTTAGTGCTCGGAACTCAGCAGCAGCAGTCTCAGCTATGTTAGCATCTGTAGGCTTAGTTGCATCATTTGCATCAGGAACATAGCCGCTCATGTGGGGCGCGCCTCTCTTATTAGAAAGTATTTACGATCATAAAAGCCACTCGTGTATTGCCGGTAGCAGTGGCGTCACCACTAATAACAAATGTCTGATTTCCAAGTAGTGGAATTACAGAGTTGAGAGTAGCATCATTAGTCTCTATTTGAAGGAATACTAAGGCGCCGGGCGCACAATAGATATTATTAACCCTGAGATTAATCTGTCCAGCTGGAATAAGAACCTTACCAGCAGGTTTGTTGATAGTAACTACTGTAGGAACAGCAGCAGCTGTTAGATCATCAAAACAGATCCTAAAGCCACCATCTACAGTAAGTTGCTTAGGCTTGAAGGAGCCAGTTAGATTAGTAGTAGTCTCTGCTTTAGTATACTTAAGATTAAGAACATCTGTAGTAATGGAGACATTATCATCATCTACAAAAGGAACAGAACCAGCAGGAGAGTTAGGACTAGCTAGTTGTGTCCAGACTGTTGACTCTGCCATTCTCTTATCTTCCTTGCATCTCGATGTTGGAAAGTAGAAGATTACGAGTCCAGAGAGCTATCTGTCCATCTGGAGCATCATATTTCCTAGCTGCATCCTGCTTACCAGTATTATTGAAGATGTTAGAGATAGCTACTGAGATAATAGCAAATGGAAATTCTTCTGCAATCCAACTCTGGTAGTTAGCTCCATTATTAGTGCTATCTGCTACAGGATACTGGTAATAGGCAAAGAGAACATTCTGGAAAGCTGATGGAGACTTAAAGTTAACATTCCTACCAGCTTGATACATAACATTCATTCTCTCACTCTCGTAACCGTAGATATCAAAGATCTTATCTACATTAACAACAGTAAACATAGCCATAGATTCTTTGAAATTAACTGCACCTTGGTTATTCATAAGAGGCGGGAGGATTGTAGGGTTCTGCTGAAATGTAGAGAGAGTAGGATCATTCTTTCTAGCGTAGGAAAGAGATCTATAACGAGGGAGAGCTGAGGTATCTAGAACCTGTATATAAGCTAGCTTATCAAACTGAACTGTTACTTCCTTGATATCTTTAAGGAAGTAGTCAATACCATGTAGATATGCTGTAGCTCTGATAACAGCCTGCTGTATCTGACCATCTCCGCCTTGAGATGAGTCCATATCTGGTCTGTTAGTGTCTGTAACTACAGCATTCACAAGCTCTTGGAAGTTCATCTTTAGTTCCTTAGAGCCTTCCGAAAAGAACCAAGATAACTATTATTAGGAGAATAAGTCCAAGACCTCCACCACCATAATGATAAGGTCCCCAACCGGCTCCAGAGCCATAGTAGTAGCCTCCCCCACCAAGTAGTAGAAAGAGGACTATGACAATGAGAATAACATACATGATCTACTTATTCCTTCTCCAATCATCTAAGATCTTCTTCTCTCTTGGTATAGAGAACTCTGTTCTAAGTCTTTCTACTTCAGACTGTAACTGTTTTAAATCTTCTGCTAAATGACTATGTATTAATAGTAACTTATCTTCTCTATTCTTATCCTCATCTGCTCTTTGAGTAGTTTCAAATATTATATTATCCTCTATCTTCTGTATCTTCTGAGCAATAAAGATAATTCCACCCACTATGCTAAGAATTAGAGCAATATTAATAGATATATCAATACGTGCTACCATTTATTAGAATGTAGTGGGGCGCGCGATGCTTCTAATTACTGCCATAAGGCCCTGTTGTAGCTCTGTTCGGCCAATAGCTAACCAGCGTTTATCTATCTTAGCTCCTAGCCCATTAAAGCTATCTACTTTAGCAAGATATCCTTCCATTAGAATACCGAGTTCCTTACCCTCATTAATGAGGTCTATCTCATCCTGTCCTAGGTCTCTGTAGCCCTTGATTACAGGAGTTCCACTCATCTCTCACTCTCCTTTCGCCGCTCCCACTATTGCTGCCGTGCTGGCAATTCCTTGTAGAACAGGCTTAGGCGCATCCATAATAACTGTTGCATTGTCTGTTTTAATGGACTGCTTCAGAACAGCTAGTTTCTGGAGTGCAGAAGTAGCATCTAACTTAGCCGCGTCCCCATTGCTTCTCTCTACTTCCTTCTCTTGTGGAGAACTCCGCAGATCAGAGAGCATACCTAGCTTCTCTCTAATCTCCACCTCTAACTTAACTCTCAACTCTGCTTCCAACTCATCTCGGACTTTCTCTCTAATAGTCCCAATAGGATCAAGTCTCATCCTAGCTTCAAGAACCTCATCAGAAGTGGCATAACGAAGGTAAGTATTACCACTCCTGATCTCTTCATCAAGATATTCTATTGTTGGAACTAGATTAGTCTCCAAGAAACCAAAACGGAAGCCTACTCTAGTTCCATCTTTCCTATGAAAAGAGGCGTTAGCTACACTACAGATATATGCTTTACTCTCTGTAGCATAGCTAACAGGTGATGGAGGTGTCATAGTTGTAAGTGGTGGAACATGAGGTCTAAGTGTAGGATTTTCCGCAGTTCCAACTAGAGGATCAACACCTCCAATACTACCAGAGGGGAGAGAACTATAGCTCATGTGGCGCGATCCTTTTTGCTACTAGTTTAGAGAGATTGTATTACCGAATTCTGCGCCGCTCGGTAATCACACGGTTGCAGAACCGTAGAATAGAGCGACACATCTATCCTGCGGCAGCAGCGGTGAGATTGGTCATAATTCCAAATGCAGGAGGGTTCCTGATGATAGTGGTAAGCTCCGATGTAAGAGTTCCACCAACAGCATCAATGCCGTTGTCAGCAGCATCATTACCCATCATGTTGAACTCTTTATTCTGAGTCTTCCTATCTCCAAGATAGGCAAGATTGAAGGATGAGAGATCAACTGCAAAAGCTGTTTTCGACCAGCTGGGGTTAGTATTAAAGAGAGGATGTTCAATAATTCTGAAAGTGCCACGAGCAATCTTAATTGTAGAAAACTGCAATCCCCAAGAGGTCTGTCCATCGACCATGTAGTAAGTGCCATTAAGACGGCCAATGTTGTTGATGACTTTCTTAGCAGCACCACCAACAAACATCACTCGCTCATTAGCTACTTTCGGATCAGTAGCCTGATTGAAGACTGGATCAAATGCCGCTTCAAACTGAGTATAGTTTGTAGTGCCGCCAGCAACAGTGACATTAGCAGCAGCATAGCTAGGAGGATAATAGGCGAGATTAGAAACAATACTATAAATACCATCCATAGCACGAAGAGGCTGGCCATTCCTAGAACCAGAATACTTCTGTCCCCAGAAGATAGCCTTCTCGATATCTGCTGCATGGAAAGCTGCACAATCCTGCCGGTTTTCAGCGATGTTAGTATCACCAGCAATCATCTGAGTGCTTCTTACTGAGTCAGAAATTGCCCAAGTATTACGGAAGATCTGAGTGAGATTAGTCACTCGGACTGGATTAATCTGGAGAGCATTTGGCCGGAGACTGGATTCCTCAAATGCAGTTCCAACCTGATAGAGATTAGTAGCATTATTAATTGCTGCTACAGTAGCTCCACCAATGCCTCGCTGCACAGCTACCTGAGTCGGAGAGAGGATAGAGTTAATGAGAATATTCTCTCCAGTTTGATCTGCTCGCATGACCATACCAGGAAGAGAATTAGCAGTGCTAGTTACTGTAAAAACAGTATCTCCAACAGCTACAGCAGCAGCAAGAGTAAGCTGAGGAAATAGCATAGTCTTAGTGAAGAAGCCATGTTCCGGCTGTAGTGCAGTCTCGCTGGAGAGCATAGAAGTGAGACCAAACAACGGCGCAGTGCCATTAGGCATAAGTCT